CTGATTTCATCGCGACTTATGGAGATTTTATTGACAGCCCTATGTCAGGATTCTCAGCCGGATCCATATCTATGAGCTTTAAGGACACCGCCAAGAGTATCGGTGGTTCACTTGTGAGCAATAAAGCTCTGAGCTATCTCGAATCCACAGGACTGACTTCAAGGAGGCTATAACATGAGAGGAAAACTACCATGGCCAACCTTCCTTGAGAACTCCACCTGTAAAATCATAAAAGAAGTGCCTGGTAAGTATGGGCCTACCGAAATTGAGCTACACAATGGTAAGGCGATATACGAACCCAAGGGTAAGTCAATTATGACCGCGGAGAAACAGCTGATTCAGCTCACAGGGAAGTTTATCTTTAGAGGAGATATAAACCCATCAGAACCAGTATTTCAGGGCTATGTGATGTATCAGGGGGCAAAGAGACAGATACACGAAACGCTTAAGATACTCAATCCTGATGGCTCAGTTTACAGTACTGAGGTGACGCTGAAATGAAAGTAACTGCTAAGGTTGAGCTGAACATGGCGAATATCGCAAAGTTACAGGAGAGCGCAGAAAAAGCGATGCCTAAATTCATGGATGCTTTTAAAACTGAGGTAGAACTTGCTCAGGTCATACCAAGGGAGCACGGAGACCTTATGGGAAGTTCGTTCACTGTAGTACAAGGCAAGACAGCTTATCTGTGCTATGGTGCTATTTATGCAAGGCGTCTGTATTTCAATCCACAGTATAACTTTAGGATGGACAAGCACGTGAACGCCCGTGGGAGATGGCTTGATGAATGGATTTACGGGCCTAAATTAAAATGGGTGACTGACACATTCCTTGAAAAATGGAAACAAGAGGCAGGGGGGCTGATTAAATGACAATAGATAAGTTTGATGTGTGGCTTTCCAATGCTATTCCTGGCACATGGGATGTGGGAACACTGAACGTAGGAGATATGAGGTGCGCTTTGTATCCTGGTAGGTCCTTTGTGAACCCTAGAGGGATAGGACAAGAAACCAGTTACAGGGGGCATGCAATCCGAGTACTGGTCCATTGGAACAGAAACATACTGACAAGCCAGATAAAAGCACAGGAGATCTATAACTACATCAAGTCTGCTACCGGGGCAATCAACGGTAAGCGGATAATCAAAGTCAATATGAGGGATGCTGAGGCGGTATTTTTGGGAGCCGATGAATCAGGAGTATTTGAGTTTGTAGTAGATTGCGAAATAATTATGGAAAGGTAGGTATTAAGATGCCAGGAGTATATCCAGTTTATAAAAATGTCTTTAAGATTGGCACAAAGGGTCTTGCAAGCGTACCCACAACCGATATGGTTGTGATTGCTGACATTGAGACCTTTAGCCCATCTATTGATGGTACGGTTGAAGAGTGGACACCAATGAATACTGAGGGGTGGGTAAGAGCGCTCATGACAGGAAAGAAGCTCTCCATCTCTTTATCCGGAAAGAGGAATGAGGGAGATTCAGGTAATGACTATGTGGCAGGCCTTGCATGGAAAGACGGTCTAGACTGCTCTACAAAGGCTGAATGGACATTTCCATCAGGGGCAAAGCTTTCATTCAACTGCGTGGTTAATGTAACCACACCAGGTGGCGGAGACTCCACTAATGTTGATGGTCTTGAGTTTGAGCTTATCTGTGACGGAAAGCCAACATTCACGCCAGCCACATAAAGAATATCGGGAGGCTGAATGCCTCCCTTTTATTTGTATCAGGAGGAAATAGATGTGAAATACAAAGTGATCAGAGACTTTTATGACAAAGAAGATGAAATGCACCTTTACGTAAAAGGAGATCCTTACCCAAGAAAAGGAAAGGCATCCAAAGAAAGAGTGGAGTATCTATCCAGTGAAAAGAACAAGGCGGGAACACCAGTAATAGAAGCAATCAAGGAGGAAAACAATGGCTAAAGTATATGATATCGTCAATAGATTGAAGAATGAGAAGCCTGTAATCAAACTGACAGAGGATAGAACATTTCAGGTGCACACATCCAAGAACTCCGCAATCCTGATTAAAGGCATTGCAGAGGATAATGATATTGATGACCTGAAAAGAATAGACATGATCATTGAAGCAGGACTTGGAAAAGAAGCCCTAGACCTCGTGAATGAACTAGAGCTATCTATCCCTGAAATGACCATTATAATCAATGCTATCATGGCTGCAATCTCGGACATCGAACTGGAAGAGATGGAAAAACTCGCTGATGAAGAGGGTAAGAAACAAAGAAAAAAGTAATCCAGTGGTATGACATGTTCGAAGACTGGGACCTCATAGAATCCTCTTTTCTTCAGCAGTATGGCATCAGATTGAACCAGGTGGATGATATGTCATGGAGAGAGTTCTGTGGACTGCTACACGGTATTTCAGCCGATACAGCACTTGGTAAGATGGTCCAGATACGGGCTGAAGAAGACAAGGAAGTCCTTAAAGGATTTACATCAGAGCAAAAGGCAGAGAGATCCAGATGGAGAGCAAGACAGGCCACTGAATACACAGAGGAAGAACTAGAAAGGCAGATGCAGAACCTAGAGAAGATGTTTGCAAATGCTTTTAGTTAAAGTTACAATATTCTCAATAATATATTGGGGGTAAAGATATGGGATTCAAAGAAAATCTAAAGAAAGCATATGAGCAAGGCAAAGCAGACCAACAGCAAAAGATGAAGTCTAAGTATGATATCGGCTATATACAAGAGAAGAAGCTTGAAGAAAAAGAGCGTGTAAAGCAGATGGATGCAGATGGTGTCCCATACTGCCCTAAGTGCAAAAGCGCATCTGTGCAGTATGTGGAGAGAAGAAAGCAATTAAGCTTAGGCAGAGCGGCTGTTGGCGGTGCTCTTACTGGCGGCTTAGGCGCTGCGGTCGGTGCAGTAACAAGCAATAAGCGCAAAGGCGTCATGAAATGCCTGAAATGCGGAAATGAATGGAAACTTAAATAAAATTTGAATATCAGAACACTCGGAAAAATACCGGGTGTTTTATTTTGTAAAAAAAGTGAGGTGAACAATATGGCAGAAGGAACAAGCGTAGCTAAGATTAATTTGCAAGTAGACCTCCAGGGGGATATGCAAAAGCAGATCAGCGAGATGGCGAACAACCTTGGAAGCTCTCTAAAATCATCTTTGGAGAAGGCTACAAGCGGAATGCTTTCCGGCATGGAGAAGGTAATTGATAGCGCAATGAAGAACATCAACGCATCTATCAGTGAGGGTCTTGAAAAGATGAAGCAACAGACTGAAGAGTTTGTGAAGAGTCTGCAGTCTATCCTAAAGAAAATCAAGGTACCCAAAGCACAGACGACGCCTACTAATGTTATTCCGGCTATGAATCCGGTGATTCCATCGGTTAGTCCAAGAGGTCCTCCGGCAGCAGCAAAAGCTCCAATTGATACCACGGCCATACAGTCAGAAATAAGCAAGGTAACAGAGCATCTGGACCTCGTGAACCAGAAGATTGAAATACAGCAAGATAAACTCGCAGGACTCAAAGAGAGCTATGAGAGAGCGCTCAATCCGAACCTGAAGAATAAGCTTGCTTCTCAGATAAACAACACTGAGCTGAGCATTCTGAAGCTTACAGAGGCATCAGACAAGATGGGATTCAAACTCAATGATCTGGATGCAAAGCTAAATGGTACAGGTAATCTTGCCAATAAGCTTGGAGACTCATTTAAAAAAGCGGGTAACAAAATCAAAGAAACCGCCAAGGCTGCAACAAAGAATGTGGGTCCTATTGGAAAAACCGCTGACGCAGTAGGTCAGAGATTTGATAAGATGGGCCGTATGATCAACAGCGCTCTTAAGAGAGTTCTCATCATGGGTACGCTGTACAAAGTCATCCGTGGATTCATGAGTTACTTAGGGTCTGCTCTTGCGACGAATCAGCAGTTTTCTAATTCTCTTGCTGTGGTTAAGAGCAATCTCCAAGTAGCCTTCATACCAATTTACAATGCAATCTTACCAGCTTTAAACACCTTCATGAGCGCGATATCGAGAGCTACAGCGTACATGGCTTCATTCCTAAGTGTAATCTTTGGATCTACATTCAAGGCATCTAGCGCGTCAGCAAAGGCCCTTAATAAGCAAAAGGCTGCTATAGCAGGTGTTGGGGCAGCAAGTAAGAAAGCTGCTAAGGATATGCAGTTATCCCTTGCCGGATTTGACGAAATCACAAACCTATCCACTCCTGGTGCAGATGATGCAGGTGGGGGCGGAGGCGGTGGAGGCGGTGCATCAAGTACAGCTCCAATAGTCTCACCAGGACTGGACTTATCAAAATTCGAGGCAGGACTCAAGAATCTATTAGATAAACTTGATCCGTATTTTGAACCGATAAGGCAAGCTTTTGGAAGACTAAAGGAAGCATTTGAACCACTAAAAGAAAACTTATTCGCAGGGCTACGGTGGTTGTTTGATAAGGTTCTAGTACCTTTAGGAAAATGGACAATTACTGAAGTAGTCCCTCGATTCTTAGACATGTTGGCCAACGTGTTTAAAATACTAAACAACGCCATAGAAGCTCTCAAACCATGGTGGTCATGGTTATGGGAAAACTTCTATGTTCCACTATCTACATGGACCGGTGGAGTTATAATCACTGTTCTAGATGGCATCAATGCTGCTCTCTCTAAACTGGGAGACTGGATAGGCGAAAATAAGACATTAATTGAGAATCTAGTAATAGTAGTTGCAAGTTTTGCCGCTGCCTGGGCCCTGGTCAATGGAGCAATAGCAATATGGACAGGTCTACAAGCAGCATATGCCGCAGTGACAACCATAAGCACTGTAGTGACATCAGCATTCGCTACAGCGGTAGCATTCCTCACAAGCCCTATAACGCTCGTAATACTCGCTATAGGCGCATTAATCGCCATAGGCATTCTGCTATGGAAGAACTGGGATAAAATCTCAGCATGGCTCAAAAAGATTTGGGAAGGAATAAAGGAAACTGCAAGCAGAGTATGGAATGGCATAGTATCCACAATCAAGAACGTATTCAACGGAATTGGAGAATGGTTCAGCCGGGTATTTACAGGCGCGTGGAATGGCATAAAGAATGCATTTAGTGCTGTGGGGAGTTTCTTCTCTGGAATATGGACCACCATAAAGAACACCTTTACCACCATCGGAACTGTAATAGGCGAGGGTATAGGAAACGCATTTAAGACCGTTGTCAATGCAATCATCAACTTTGCAGAGAGAACCATCAACGGATTCATCAGGGCTATCAATGGTGCAATCAAGCTTATTAATCTGATTCCAGGGGTAAGTATCAATCCTCTTGCTCCGCTTGCAATCCCCAGGTTGGCCACAGGTGGAGTTATAGATCAACCTACCATAGCAATGGTCGGAGAAGCAGGTAAAGAAGCCGTAATGCCACTAGAACGGAATACAGAATGGATTGATAAGTTGGCGTCTAAGATTGATGACAGCAGAGGAGGCGGAGACGGTGGAGATGGTGAGTTTGAAGCTATCGTAGATGGTGAGGTGCTATTCAGAGTGGTTATGAAGCGGTTGAACAGAAAGAGGAGACAGAAAGGTCTCCCAATCATTGAGTATTAGGGGGTGGTAGAAAATGGCACTTGCAACAGGATTAAAAATCAATGGGGTGGACATGCCATCTCCTTTACCTTATGAGGTCAGCTTTGAATCTCTAGATGGCAACGCAGGCAGAAGCATGGATGGAAGGATGAAGCGTGATTGGGTTGCAGAGAAGAGAACTATATCGCTAACTTGGGGGATGCTCACAGAATCGGAAGCAAGGACGATCTTAAGTGCTGTAAATCCAGCCAATGGACATAGCTTTTTTCAAGCCACAGTTCACTCTCCTGAAGAAGGAGAATACACCGGAACCTTTTATGCAGGATCCAGAAAAGCGCCCATTAGGTTAAAAACAAACAGTGATACTCTCTACGGCGGTCTCAGTTTCAACATCATCGAAAGGTAGGTGCATCAATGGTCACAACATCAGCAGACTTTAAAACAGCCATTAAAGCACCTTCCAGAAAAATCGTGGGAAGGATGAGCTTTCCTAATGATGCTGTAAACGAAAAAATCATACAGAGTATTGAGATTGAGAGCAATCTCACATCAGAAGACTTTACCATCGGCATCGCAGCCATGAGCATGGCATCGGTGGAATTGGAAGAAGATCTCTATGAAGGTCTCACGGTACCAGGCGACCTCACGGGGCAGACATGTAATATCGAAATAGGAAT